CAGGCAATGCCCAAGGTAAATCCGAATTAGGTACATCATCCTCAAAAACTCCATAAACTCTTATTTTACACTTACCTTCTTTATCCGGATCATTATTATTAACGACTATTCCAGTGTAAATATCATGTTTTTCATCACCAATATCTTCATCCAAAAAATCTCTCATTAGCTCTTCTGGAGAAAAAGCCATTTTTCTTCTAACTTCATTATCCATTTATAATTCCTCAACTTGATATTGTTTAATATATGATGATTTATCCATTCCATTTCTTCCAAGAGCCAACTTCTTTTTATATATACCACCATTAGAAACTTCATGTTGAACACCGGCAACAATATATTCACCAGATAAAACTTCATTAAATTCACCTTCAGTAAACAAAGAAGGAATATACAAATCTATTTTATCCATCAAATAAACCTGACTTAAAGCATTAATATTTAAAACTAAAGAGTTTGCAAAAAAATTTGTCTTCATAAAATTATTTCTCAAAACAGATTCAAAATATTTTTCACTATAAATATTAGATTCTATTATGTCATTGGTACAATAAATCTGAACAATCTTACCAACAAGATTTTTATTTCTAAAAGAAAGTTGAGAAATTTTTCTATTCATTTTACTATAAACTTCTTTTTGATAATTTTCTAAATCATAATACTCATATTTAAATCCATAACCATATTTTTTATTAAAATATCCTGAAGCATTAACTATATTGTATGCCGAATACCAAATGGTATCATCTTTATCATCTTCTTCCTTAACATTTTTAGAATATTTTTCAACATTAAATTTAGACTTTTTTATTTCTTGTTTTTTAATTTCTGAATTCAAAGATGTTAAAACAAATTTCTTCAAAGAATTTACATAGAAAAACATTACATCATCTGGAACATATGATCTTCTTAAAACATGCTTGATAAAATGAAAATTACTTTGATCACTTTGAAACCAAGTCATATTATCAGCAGGAATAATATTATGAGGATTTGAAAATATTATCTTATTTTCGTTTGCAATTGTCTGAAGAACTCTTGCTGAATTTTGCCTTGAAAAACTTCTTTTTTTTAAAGTAAACATATCAGGAACTTTATAATATCCGGTCATTGCAATAATATTTCTTCTATTATCACCCAACATATTAACAGAGTAATCTGACAAAGAGAAAGTCAACTCCATAGGATTTTCATCATCTTCATGTTTAGCTAAAATGACTTTAATATCCTCTCCATCTTCCAATGGCATCATTTCAGTTAAAAGTCCCATATTGTCTATTAACTGAATTTCTATAGTTGGAAGAATATTAAATATCCATTCACGAATAACAAGATATTGAATATTGATTGGACTTAATTTATTATCCTTTATAATTAACTCAAGATAATATTGAATTCCAGGTAGTTGTCCCATTTCACTCATTAACTATTTCTCCTTCTCTTAACAGCGGAATAAAAATCTTCAATGTCTCTAACATCAGGAACATCTATAACTAGTTCAACTTTGATATCATTCCAAAAATCCATTACTTCTGGATTTACTTTTGCTAATATCCACCAATAACTCATTTTTCCATATAATTTTATAGATAATAAATCTGGTCTTTGAATATACGATCTTGAAACTGTAAAGAATGTCATTGGTCTTTTTATTTCCCACAAATCCCAATTATTATTAACCAAATCCTTTTCAAGAATTCCATCTACAACTTCATCAGACATAAAATTTGTTCTTCTGTATTTGCTCATATATAACCTATTATGTTAATGAAAATGTTTCTGTCCATCTTGAAGGTGGTTTTATTGTTAACCCAATACTTTTAGGACTAGATAATATAGTTCTTGTTGACAAATTTAAATTAAACTTAGCATAAATTGGTCCAGCTTCCGTCATTTCTTTAGAAAATGTCCAATCAAGACCTTCTATAATCATATCCTTATTTGAAAAAAATTTTCCAATTTGAACTTCAACTGGTGCTGGTGATGATCTTAATGTAAATAATTCTCCAAAATCACCGACAACATTAGATTGGAGATATTGCAAATTTTTAGCATATTCGTTAGTTTGTATAAAATCATTAGTTTGTTGAAATAAATCTTTAACTTTAATTACAGCTCCCTCTGCCATATTTTTTCCTGCTCCAACCAAATTTCCAGCAGTTTTTTCTACTCTATTTTCGCTTTCTTTCATATTTTCAATTGATTGATTTAACATATCATCAAGTTCACCCATCAATTTTTTAAATTCTTCTCCTAGAGCATCAGATGGTAAACAATAAGTTGATAATAATAAAGCCGTCATTAATGGTTGACCTGTAGCATTCCAGTCAACAACCATCATCGGAATTTTTAAAGTTAAATATCCACTTTTTTGATAAATCTTTTTAGAAGCATAAACTTCAGCCCCTGTTGATGCACCAAATATATTTGCAATGGATGATCCTTTCTTAATAAAATCAGAAACCCCCGGTATAAGATCACCAACAACACCTTCCATTGGTGCCCAACTACTTTCAATATTAAATGAATAATCCCCACCATCAGCAGTATTAAAAACTCCAATAATCTCTGGAAGTTTTGGTCCACCAATAACTTGAAATTGTGGTTTTATTCTAACGACAGCATATCCATTTTGAAATTCTCCATCTTTATTTGTTTGTCCAATTGCATGAAAATATGATTGTTTATTAAATAAAGATTTATTCAAGATTGGTGAATTAAAAGCTGCTCCGATACCCATATTATCCTCTCATATTTGTATTAATATTTACTCTATTTGTAACTGTTTTTGGAATAGAATTTCTGAATGATGAACCTATTGCATTTGCAATTGCTTGAATTGTTGAATCTGATAATTCTATTTTATTATTCATATTATCTGATTTATATTTATCAGCGATGATTTGATTTGGTAAATTTAATATATCTCCACCAAAATCTAATTCTCCTTTACCTTTAGCAGCGGCACTTCTAATAGGATAATTATTTGTATCTCTAGGTCCATAATTCTTTCCGGGATAAGGTTCTATATGCCAAGTTTCTCTCTTTTTCTCCCAATTTAACAAAGGTCTATGAAAACCATATGTTTTCATTAAACCTAAATTTTCTAATTCGTTTGCATTATCAGAATTAATGTCTATTGCATAACCGACATTATGAAGGCTTCCTTTTCCACCTCTAACAGCCGAATTAATTTGAATACTTTTACCAGTCTTTGCTTTATATTCTTTTGCCATTTGTTGAAAATTATTCCAAACTTTTGGTTTTAATCCCTGAAGTTTTGGTTTCCACTTTTTGAAAGTAAACCATCCTTCACCTTTTTCATCTGCTTCTTGTTCGCTTCCAATCATTGATCCTGTTGACTCTGTTAAAAAATCTTCTGACATATCATATAAATTTGATGACATACTAACAGCTTTATCTAAAATTTTATCTTTTGTTTTTCCAAAAAAACTACTAACACCAGAAGCAGCTCCTTTTACCAATCCAACAGCACCAGAAGCAGCTCCTTCCACAAGATTTGATGCTGCACCTAAAGGATTTTGTATTATATCACTTGCGCTCTGCATAACATTACTTGCAACTTCTGTTAATCCACCTTTACTTTTTATAAAATTTTCTATAAATCCTAAAATTGGACTAATTATTAAATTTGCCCCCGGAACAACACTTGTCAATCCTAAAGCAAATTCTTTCATTGCTCCTAATTTATCAGTTTTCCATAAAGTACATCCTTCTTTAAAATGCATAAATGTTCCAATACCAGGCAAACTCTTTAAAACTTCTATTCCAATCGTTTTTAATACTTCACCAGTTCCACCTTGTTCTTCAACAAAAGATTCAATTTTTTCACCAACTTTAAAATGTTCCCAAAGTCCACGTGCTGCTGACAAACCCCACGCTAATCCGGGAAAAAAAGTCAAAGCAGCATGTCCTATATCTACAAAAGCTTTACCATATTCTTTATTTTTAAAAGCCTTAAAACTGTCAACAAGTCTCCAAATAGTTCCAATCAAAGGTAAATTTTTCAAATATTCTATTCCGACTGTTTTTAAAACTTTTCCTTCTTTCTCTTTATAATCATTACCCTTTACATTTCTAAATATTTTATATCCTTGCAAAGCAATAGCTATTGCTGTTCCAATTCCCGGAAATAAAGAAGCAGCTCCAGTACCTAAATCGATTAAACCACCAACAGTATCACCGCTCTTAAAGGCTTTAATAGCAAGAGGAATAGAAATTAAAGCTCCTAAAATTGGAATTTTTAAAAACAAAGCAGTTGTCAAAATAGGAATTGCAATTTTAGCTTCTTTCTCTTTATAATCAGAATCTTTTTTACTTCTAAAAAATTGATAACCTTGTAAAGCAATTGCAATAGGAATTCCAAAACCGGGTATTAAAGTCGAAACACCTGTTGCTAAATCAATTAAACCACCAACAGTATCACCTTTCTTAAATTTACTAATAGCAAGAGGAATAGAAATAATTGCTCCCAATAAAGGAACTTTCGTAAGTACTGATAAACTAAAAGCTTTAATAGCCTCACCAGCACCCGCAACAATTCCACCCAAACCTAATATAGAACCTATACCTGCAATTAAACTTAAAATTCCACCCTTTTCATTTTTTTCCTTTTGAATTTTATTATTCTCTTTCATCAAATCTTCTAAATCGTCAACAGCTTTGTATAATTTTAAATTCGGGTCTTCTCTACGAACAAAGTCCCGCTGTTTTTCAGAATGTTTTGTTGAAAGATTTATATTATGATTTAATATTTCTATTTTTTTAACTAATACATCCATTACCTTTAAATTAGAAAAATTTAATTTTATTAAATTACTATTTGAATTTTGCATTGAATTAGAAAAATTTTGAAGAGACTTCAAATTTTTAACCGAAAAATTAGACATAGTTGTATTCAATGTTTCAAGATTTTTCTCAACACCTTTACCTTTCATTGAATTACTTTCTACAAATTTTTGTCCTTTATTTTCTTTTCTTAAAATACTCATTTATCCATCCTAAATAATATTTCTTAACTAAACATATCAGTTAATGATGTATTTCTTCCATTTTTCTTGGACTTTTCATTCTCTTTCTTTCTCTGTTCAGCCATTCTTTCATACATCCATACTAATTCAAAAAATTCCATATCATTAAATCGTGGAGTTATACTCATTGCATAACCTAATTGAAATTCTATTTCCAGAATATCATTCAAACTTATATTCGGGAACAAAGAAATATTCTTGAAACGTTACGCCCACTGGGCCGGTCCCTCCACATTTTTGACATTCAACCATAACAAAAGGTTTAATTCCCATTCCTTTTTTCTCAATATAATTTTTCAAATAAGCAAAATCTCCGGGTTCTAACTCAATCATCCAATAATACTTTTCTAACAATGTCTTTTGTATTCCGTTAATTGTTTTTACCATTTGAGACATTGCTAAAATTTCATCATCAATTTCACCAATAGTATTAGAATTTAATTCTTTAAATTTACTCAAATACAATTCATCTTTAATCTTCAAATAATCATATGTTATATTACTGTTACCAATTTTTAATTCCTTTCTTGGATTAAAATCATCTGAAATTTGTTGAACTTCCAAATTATTAATTTCAAAATGATATTCAGATTTTTTTCCACATTTACTACAAACAAAAGGAACAACATATCCACTTTCTCTATATGTATTTGCTCTTAACCAAAAAATAATATAAAGTTTGTCAGCAACATATAATTCATTTACATCTATTCCAGTTATTGTTTTTCTGATAATATCATTCAATATAAAATCACCATTATTATCAGTCATAGATGAAATTTTCTTTACTTCTAAAACCTTTAAAGGTCTTCCTAAAATTTCCGTTCCTTCTGAATAAAATTTACTTTTAGAAGGCAATCCATCAATTTTCCAATAATTAGATTTAACTACCTGATCTTGAAAATTCGGAACGCTCATTTTTGGAGCATATTCTGGTTCTATAATTTTCTGTTCATTATTTGTAATAGGAAAAACCTTTTCTCCCCTATTAATCTTTTGAACCATCTCAATCATTTTTTCTTCTGAAATGCTTTCAGCCTTATTTCTGTTTTCAATTTTGTTCTGTTCAAGCATTTTCAATTCTTCATCACTAATATCCTTCATCATAACAAACCTCCTATGAAATTAAAATTTAACCTTTTATCTTTCTTCTTAAATATTGTGTCAATCCAACCGTTTCTGAAGCTAAATTTTTTGTCAATGATACAGCAGTAACACCGGCACCAACAATTGCGGCTACCATATTCTGCTTAATATATATAGTACTCATTCTATCACAACCAAAAGTTACTGTTCTTTTTATACTTTCATTTGAGCTATATGTATAAGTTGGTTCTGATGCATTCAAAAAATAAATATCATGAAAATTATAATAAACAACTGGTATTCCCATCTTATCTTGTATTTCTAAAATAAAATTAGGAATTTTCATTAGATTTGGAGCTTTATAATATCCTCTATTATCAATAATTTTTCTTTGTAACCAATTTATAAAATAATCTACCGTTCCTTGTTCGTCTTCTTCCATTTCAATATTAAAATCAAAACCTTCAAATTTTAACAAAGGAAAACTTCTAGGAACTTGACCATACATCATAACATTTTTTTCAAATTTATATGTTGGGATAGTAACTGATAAAATATGAAAAGGCTGAATTATTGGTGGAAAATCTTTATTCAAAGATGAAAATAATTTTTTACCAAATTGATCAAGCCCATATGTTTTAGCAGCTATTCCAGCTACTTTAGTATCTGTTGAAAATGGATTATAAATAAAAAAACCCCAAAATCTCCAACTTCTTTGAACTGATTTTCCAAACGCGGTTTCTGGTTGTCTAAAATACCTTAAAAGCTCT